AGCGGCTGGATGCGGAGCAGGCGCGGGAGGCGCTGGACATGGAGGAGCGGCTGCCGGCGCCGGTGAAAGCGCGGTTTGCGGACCCTTCGACAGGGAAGGAGACGGAGAGCGACAGCGACGAACAGACGCGCACGACGGCCCGGACCTGGGCGCGCAATGGATTTGTGACGCTGCCCGCGAAGCGCCGGGGGCGGGTGCCGGGCTGGATGCTGCTGCGGCAGTTCCTCACGCCGATACCGGGCTATTCGTCCGACCCTGATCGACCGCACGGGGTGCTGACGATCTCGCCCGAATGCGGTGCGACCCTGGCGGAACTTCAGGACGCCAGCTTCGAGACACGCGGCGGCCTGATCGTAAGCGACGACCTTGGCGGAGAGGATCACTGTCTGGTTCCCGGTACTCTCATTACCACGGGACGCGGGGATGTTCCAATCGAAAGGGTATTAGTCGGAGATATGGTAATGACGCGAAAGGGATTGCGGCCTGTCCTGAAATCATGGCAAACAAATCAGGACGCAGCTGTTTACCGTGTGGAATTCGCTAACGGCAGCAGCATAGAAGGTACTGGAAACCATCCAGTCTTTGTCATGGAAAAAGGATTTATGCGACTGGACCAATTGAGATACAATGACTGTGTGCTAACGCACAGAGATAATATTGGAAGAGGCCATTGGAAGAAGTCATTTACAAGACGAAAGTCATTCGCAGAACCGTTATCGAAGTTGAGTTTCAGCAAACAAGGTTCCGATGTTATCCTGACAGTCAAGACATGTCATCCCGAAATTACTTCCGCCCAGACGGCGGATCAAAAATGCGGGGCGTTCAAAATTTGCATCAGGAAATTTGGAAGGCTTATCATGGGCCGATACCGGAAGGGCATCAAATTCATCACATCGACCGTAATACGTTTAATAACGACATCGGCAATTTACAATGTCTTCCTGCTGCGGACCATCGACGACTCCACTCGGAAGAAGACAATAAAGATCGGTTTTCAACTCCAGAATGGCTTGCCCACCTGGAACGAATCCGCGAGAAGGCATCCTTGTGGCACAGTACTTACGAAGGAATCGAGTGGCATAAGGAGCATGGAAGAAAGTTGTGGGAGGGCAGAGAACCTACCGAGCATGTCTGTGAGGTTTGCCGAAAGCCTTACTCTACCTTACGGCTTTATGGGAACCGATTCTGCTCTAATGCTTGCAGAGCGCATTGGCTGCATATCAGCGGTACGGATGACGAAGACCGAACCTGTCCTGTCTGTGGAAACATATACCGAGCGAACAAATATGCACGCAAGCGGACTTGCTCCCGTTTGTGTGGTCAGAGTGGCCGCAAGCGGACGCAGCCCCGTTTACAATATTACCGTTGGCGGTGAGCATGAATACTTCGCCAACGGTGTTCTCGTACATAACTGCTTGGATTCTCTGAGGTATTGCTTAAGTATGGTGTACAACATGAACTTCCCGGAGTCGCAGCAGCTGCCTTATCTGCGCCGGTCTTAGGGGCCTGCCTTTGAGAACTCTTCCCGACTGCTGGAAGTCAGGGTTTGAGCAGGACGCCGATTTTGATGCAGCGGCTCGGATCGGTGAAGATGGTGGGCAGAATCGCGGGAGCCTCTTCGAAGGAGACGATGGGTGTGACGATGCCTTCGCCGGTGATGCGTCCCTCGCGGAACAGGTCGATGGCGGCCTGATAGGCTCTCTCCGCGTCCCACAGTGGGTGCGATCGATCTGGATTGTCCCAGCCTTCCCAGGCCTGACTGCCGACGAGGGTGGGACGGTTGTGATGGAACTCCTCGCCCAGCTTGAGGTCGGCTCCGTCTTTCGGTCCCCAGGGCACATGCACGACAGTTCCGCATTGGCGGATACAGCGGATCGCATCGTTGAGGGCGTGTCCGTTCCCGGAGGTTTCGATGGCGACATCGACGCCGTGCCTGTCGGTGGCTTGTTTGATGGCGACTGCCGTATCCTGTGCGCGGGGATCGAAGACGGCATCGGCCCCGTGCTGCAGTGCATAGCCGCGCCGCGCGGGGAGAGGGTCGATGCCGAAGACGCGGTGGGCTCCACCGGCTTTCGCGATCTGGACGGTCAGCAGGCCGATGGCGCCCAGGCCGAATACGGCGACATCGTCGCCGACGCGGATATTGCCGTCGCGTACGGCGACGAACGCGACATGGCCGGGCTCGGTGCAGACGGCGTCCACCGGTGCGAGCGTGGTCAGAGGACGGAATTTCGCCTCGGGAGCCTGCACGATCTCGCTGATCTGTCCGGAACCGAAGACCTGATCGCCCGGCTGAAAACGCGTGACGTCCGCACCGATCTCGATCACCTCGCCGACCACCATATTGCCGATGCCGCGCGGTTTTGGCGGGGCGGCAGACGGAGCCTCGGGGCGCGGCAGGAAGAGCCGCATTTCCGGATCCCACTGCTTTGTCTGGAAGGGACTGCCGGCAATCAGCTGCGATTCGGTGCCGTGCTTGGGTGCGGCGAAGGCGACGCGAACGCGTATCTCGTTCGCTTTCAGGGGCGGCATTTCGATTTCAGCGATCCAAAAGCGTGTTCCGTCTTCGGTGACGATCCGACGTGGCATGGTTCTCTCCTTGGCAGTCTATTCAGGACTGCTCCTATCTACCATTCTGGTCTTCTGACCCGTTCTCCGGTGACGACCTGATACCCTCCGATCAGCAACAGCACGATCCCAATGCCCCAGTGGATCGCCAATTTACCGCCAACAATCAGGTCGTACTGTGTCCACCACGCGACATGAATCAGCGCGGTGTCTCCCTGGCGATCTCTGAGGTTTGGGTTCGCGCCTTTGTCGAGAAGCAGCTGGATCTGCTGGGAAGGCAAAATACCGCGTGCGGCGTGCATTAACAGTGTCGCGCCGTGGTGATCTGTGGCATCTATCTTCGCTCCCCTGTCCAGCAGAAGCTGGAAGACCGTCTTATAGTCGTCTCCTCCTGCGGACATCAGGGCGGTGCCGCCATCGTTGTCGTGCGCATTGACATCGGCTCCTTTCGCGATCAGCGCCTGGACGATGGCCGGATCTCCTCTCTCCGCCGACTGTATCAGGAGTGTCTGACTTTTGCGGTTTCGAGCGTTCGGGTCTGCACCGTGCAGCAGAAGCAGGCGAAGGACACTCCCGATGCCGGCGCTGCTCCTCCCTATACTATAACAACAGGCCCACCGTAATCGCGGTGGGCCTGTTGGCGTTTGGGAGAGTGGCGATCGTCGTCGGATTTTGAGAGCGTTCGATTTGAACGCGAATCACCGTTCGATTTCGATGCGAATACGCATTTGGATGCATGCCAACAGGCATCGCGAGGTCATGGGGAAGTTGTTGTAAGAACCTAGATATTTTTATTATCGTAATGATATACTGATTATGGATGGAACGCTTCTTCGTTCGCTTGATTGCGGAGGATACTGCCCCTGAACAGTCCTGCTGAACCGCTGGAGAGAGTGTTCCACCTCTTGCGTTTTTATAGAAGGGGGAGTGTTCGACGGGACTGGGCGACAGAGGGAAGTTTCCTTAGGAGAAGAGTATGCCGCGATACGAATATGGGTGCATCTGTGGAAGGACAGTCGTCCGGGCTTTTGCGATGCGGGAGTTTCCAGCGGCTGTGCCTTGTGGAGGATGTGGCGGGGAGGCAGGGCGCGTGTTTGCCGTACCGCAGCTGAGGATGTCAGCGCTCTGTTCCGAGGCGAACAAGCGAGGACTGACAGAGTTGGACTCCACCCGGCGGACAGACGACTTGGTGTACAAGCGTAACTGGGATCGACGCCTACCGAGCCTGTAACGTTCCGCTGCAGGTGTGAGGTCAGGGAGAGGATCGGCCGCCGTCGGTCGGTCTGGGGTTCATGACGAGCACAAGGTTCGTCTATGCCTGCCTGCTGAGAAGTGTCAGACCACTCGGCACTGTTATCTCTACACCAGCAGCAAAATGCGATCGGCCCAGCCTCTTCTGAGGTGAGGCGGCCTGTCGGGAAGCAAAAACCTTATGCACTCTGAGGAAACGACAAAAAAGCGGAATGGTCAGGCGACGCCGGAGACGATCACGGGGCGTATTCGCACAGGGCAGCGGTTTATCGAACGCGGCCTGGGGGAACGGGAGCGGATCGCCTGCAAACGTTTTCTGGATGGGTCGGAGGCCAGCGCGTATCTGCTCTACGACGACGATAATTTCGATGGCGTGGGCGTGCTGCCGGAGGCGCAGGAGGTTGGGAATGTCAACTATCTGGCGATCAATATCCTGACGAAGGTCGCGGCAGTCGCCATTGGAGATCCCGACTTTCATGTGGACACGGGCTCGGACGATCCGACGATCCTGCAGCAAATCCGCAGAGGACCAGCGGATTTGGGGCGTGCCGCAGGCGCTTCCTCTGCATGGGCGGAGCGGCCCGATCTGTCGCGGCAGGATATGGCCGAGATCGTGCGGCGGTTTCTGCAGCAGCTGTGGGAGATGCGGGGCTGGGCGCGGGTCTTCCGCAAGGTTCTGCTGAAGCGGGCGCTCAGCGGCATGGGCATTCTGGCCTACCTGTGGCACGACGAGGACGGCCCGCTGTTCGAGGCGGTGCGGGCGCGGGACTTCGCCTGCGATCCCTGCGTGACCGATTGGCGCAATCTGCACTGGGCGGCACGGCGCATTCGGATGCGGCATGAGGATGCGCGGGCTCGGTATCCCAAAATTGCCGACCTCGTATCCGCTCCGATGTCCGACATCCCGAACCTCGATGAGCCTTCGCCGCTGTCACGGGACACCGTGGAACTCTGGGTCTACTGGGACCGCGCTACGGAGGCGACCTGCTATGGTGAGCAGGTGCTGGAGCAGGGGCCCAATCTCTATGGGCGGGTGCCGCTGCTGATCCTGGAGGGGGACATCGCGCCGGAGTCGGAACTGTCGATGGGCGACTACGATACGGCCTCACAGCTGCAGGAGATGCTGGCACGGCTGCAGGCGATGATCAACAGCCAGGCGGAGAACGGCGGCGCAATCGGCTGGTACAATCCTGGTCTGCTGGACGATACGAGCAAGAATGCCTTCGACAGCGGGCGTCCTCAGGAGTTTATCGCCACGCAGGGCGATGGACGCGAGGTGTTCGGCTACATACCGGGGCAGCCGTCCGACCCGATGCTGATGGAGGCATTCATACTGGCGCAGAAGGGCCTTGACAGCGCGACGGGAGTGACCGAGTACCAGCGGGGTGTCATCAACCAGAGCGTGAAGTTCGCGACGGAGGCGGCGCTGCTGGCGAACCAGAGCGGGGCGCGCGGCAATCAGGCACGGATCGAGTTCGAGCAGTTCGTCAATTTTGCGGCTCGATGCCTGCTCCACATGGTGGCAGCCTTCGCCCCGGCGATGATGCGCGACGGAGTCCCGGAGGACGCGCTGCTGCTGCAGTCGATCCAGGCGGTGCAGGATATCAGGGTCATCGAGGCCTCGACAAGCTATAAGGATCCGAGCGCGGAGATGCAGACGAACCTGCAGCTGCTGCAGGCGATGATGCCCTTCATTCAAGCAGGGCTCGTGAATCCGACACCGCTGGTGGCCGATGTGTTTCGCGCTTTCGGGAAGCGCGATGTACACAAGTATTTCCAGCTTCCGCCGTCCGGCGCTCCACAGGGTCCGGGCGGACCGCCGACAGGAGCGGGGCAGCCTGCCCCGCCTCCCGGCGCGGCCCCTCCGCCGCAGCCGCTTCCTTAACCCTCCTAATTCCAGGACATCCCCTTCTTTTCTTTGCATGCAGCAGGCCCTGACCGGGCGAGAGGACACCCTTCATGATGACAGGCATCGCAGCAGAAGCCGCCGGCGCACTCCCTCCGATCGAAGAGACCGAGGAGATCTGGGCGGAAGACGACAGTACCGAAATCCTGCCGGCGGACCCGAATGCGCCCGCCGAGATCTCCGATCCGGCGGCGGAGAGTGCAGAGACAGAGGCGGAAGAGCCGGCGGAACCCATTGTGGAGGAGACCCCGCCGGAACCTACGGAGGAGCAGAAGAAAGCGAAAGCTTTCGACGATCTGGCGGCCTCGTTTACCCGGGACACCGTGGGCTATATGCGGGCGATGCACACTCTGCTGACGCCGGAGCAGAAGGCGGCGCTGGGCCTGCGGGAGCCCGCGCCGGAACCTGCCCTGAACCTGGCAGGCGAGGGCTGGGCGGACGAGAATCTGACGCCGCCCGAGAAGTTCGTCAAGGCCAATATCGCCTTTATCCAGGATCTGCCCCGTTTTGCGCAGGGCGTGACGCGGGCGGTTGGCACGCACGAGCAGGTGCTTGTTCAGCACGACAATACCATTGCAGCGCTCACAGCGCAGGTCGGCGCGCTCTCGACGGCGCTGGGAATGGCGCTGCCGAAGGCGAACCTGCAGGGCATCGACCCGAAAGCGCGGGAGGCGTATGCGGCGGAACTCAAGGCGACCGCCGCCAAGGTCCGTGCCGCCCGACAGGGTGCGGAGACAGCGGTCCCCAAAACACCGCGCAATGGCGCTCCGGCCGCATCCGCTCCGCCCGCTGACCTGGCGCCGCGCGCCAATGAGAGCTTCACCCAGCTGTTCCGCCGAGTCGCCGCCGCTTCGCGCTCCTAAACGGCTGCGCAGCGTGCGGCGGCATCGAATCCCCGTCTGTTTGACTTTCTGCCTCGCTTTAAGGAGATCCTTTCATTGGCACAAAATCCGAACTGGAATGAGCTGGCGACCACGACTTTGAATCTGTGGGTCAGCAAGAACTTTGCGAACGTTTTCACGGGGCATAACCCGCTTTTTTATCTGCTGCGCAAGAATGGCAATGTGCAGACAGGCGGGCTTGGCATCAAGGCGCTGGAGCCGCTGATGTACGCCGATCCGGCCGGGCCGACGCTGGAAGGGGTGGTCGATCCCTATGCCGAGATGACTCCGAGCGAGACGGTCGGCTGGACCAACGCGGAGTATGCGTGGTGCGAAAAGCGGCTGTCGGTCTCGATTCCCGAGCTCATCCTGGACCAGCAGGGCAGCGAGACGCAGAAGATCAATCACCTCAATACGGTGAAGGACATCTCCGTCAAGAAGTTCCTGGAGGGTCTGAACTTCGATCTGTGGCGTGCCGAGGGTGCGACGGGGGCGGCGGGCAATTCGCGGCAGTATCTGGCTTCGATCCTCTGCTATCTGAATCGCGGCGGATCCAATACGACAAGCTCCGTGACTACCTACATCCTTGGAGAACAGACTTTCAGCGGGACCAACGGCGGCGCGGCAGTGGGTACGTCACCCATCACCAGCGTGGGTGGGATCGAGCGCAATGGGGCGAATGGGGCGTTCTGGTGTACGCCGGTTTCGAATCCGGGCAGCAATGTCACCATGTCGCTGGCGGCGATGAACGCGGCCTACAACCTGGCGGTGCGGGATACGGACATGCCGGACCTGATCGTGATGAACCGCAGCGGCTACGGCGACTTCATGGCCATTATGCAGGGCTTCCAGCGCTTCACCAAGGGCGGACTGGCGGATGCAGGGTTCGACTCGATGCAGTTCCGGGGCGCGGATATCATTATGGACGATCACTGTCCGGCGCACACGGTGCTGTTCATCAACACCAAGTACCTGAAGCTGCGCTGCGCTTCGATGGCCCCCAAGTTCGAACTGAAGCCGGACCCGCACCGCACCATCACCAACTGGAACGCCCGCTGGGTCGGTCAGCTCACCAGTGGGCATCTAGGGCGCACACATGCAAGACATGCAAATTTGGGGTCGTAGGGTGACAAAGCGAGAGCAGACAGGCGACAGGCAGCGACAGACACATTTCCTGCGATACAACTTGTGTGGAAGCGCACCATTGCGTACGCTGCTGCCACTCTGGAGGGAAGCGTCAGGGAGGCATGAGGCAGATCGATGACATTTGCACAACTTCAGGCTCGGGCACAGCTTCTGGCGAGTCTGGAAGGGTGGTCCGATGCGGTTCCATCGCCGGACTGGGCGGCGCTGGTCAATCAGGGTTATATCCAGTTTTCGTGGGATGGCGAGTGCCTGATCACGAATACGACGGTTGCCACTGTTTCGAATCAGGCGGCTTATACGCTGACCGGGCAGTGGCGTCGGCTGATGGATGTGGTCTACGACAGCGGGGGGGCGAACAGTCCGGTACGGCACTCCTCGGAGGACTTCGAGAGGTATCTGCGGGCGGACTGGCGGGTGCAGTCGAGTGGAACCCCGGTTCGCTACACCTTCAGCCCGTTCAATGCGCTGACTCTGGTTCCGGCCCCGGCAACGGCGGGGGTGTCGGTGACGGTGCGGGGGGTGGCAGAGGCTGCACTTCTGATCAGCGGCACGGATGTTCCGGCGATCCCCGATGTGCTGCACGAAGCCATCGCGCTGAAGGCGGCGATTTTCCAGGGCAAGGTCTATGCGCAGGGAGAAGCGTCGCAGCGGCTCGATCGGTATGAGGCGCAGTATCGGGAGTATGTGCAGGACGCTGTCCGATACGCCAATGTGGAGACGGCGGGAGATTGAAATCCGCTGTTTTTCGCGAATTTGGGGGACGCCGAAGGAGCGACCTATTATGCAGTTTACGGAGATCTGCCAGCGGGCGGCGTTTCTGGCGAAACAGGCCGGCTGGGGCGAGGCTCTGCCGGCTCCCGATTGGAAGGCGCTGGTGAATCGAGGTCTGCAGGACTTCAGCTGGGACACGGAGTTCAACGAGGAAGAGGCGACGATCACGTCGGTCATCAATCAGGCGCTCTATGCGATCGACATCGGGGCGGCTCCGCGCCTGTTCAAATCGATGCGTGTGGTGGCTTATCGCACGCAGACCACGACGCCGCAGGATCTGCCGCTCTCGAGTGAGAGCGACGAGTATGCGTCCGATCCGCTTTGGTGGCAGCGCACTCCCGGTCAGCCGGTGCGGTTCCTGCTTCCGGGCAGCAATCAGATCCGCCTGCATCCGGCTCCGGCCACGGCGGGCGACACGGTGACGATCCGGGGGACACGGGAGGCCGCGCCGATGACCACCGACACCGACGTCCCGGCCTTTCCGGCGACATGGCACGAGGCCCTGGCGCTGCGGGCGGCCGTTCTCCACTGCGAGCCGTGGGTAGCGGGCGATGACGTGGCCAAAGTCCAGCTCTATCGGCAGCAGTACGCGGGTATGGTCCGCGCCTGCGTTCAGTTTCTTTCCGGCAATCGCTACGCGCGTATTCAGCGCAAAGTACAGCGTCCGCTGCGGCGGCGCACCTATGTCCGGCAGAGCGGTCGTTATTGACGGCAATTTAGCAGTCCCTTGCCTGCCTGCTCCGTATCGGGGCGGCAGGCAGAATCGAGCATTGAGACCGCCTTCACCGGCGGTCGGAGGAGATAAACCTTGGCATCCAGCAATGCGACTCTGGCGATTTTTACGCCGAACGAAACGGAAGTCCCGAACGGCGGGCAGGTAGCGCTCGTGAAGCGGGCGATGGGAATCGGGCAGCAGGGCATCGCGACCCTGCAGTTTCAGGGACAGGATACGGGGCATCAGCAGAGCAGCTATGCCCTCTGGGACGGCGTGCTGCCGCGCGGTGTGAACGGCTATACAGGAACGACAGGGATCAAGGCGCTGGTGACGTGGGCGGGACCGAAGCAGAGCCAGGCGGCAGTCTGGGCGGGCTCTTTTCAGCTCGATGGCGCGACCGATCTGCCGGCCCCGGCAGCGGAGAACTTCCCGGCGTACGGGACTGCGAACGAAGTCAGCGCGACCGGCGCCTGCAATACCGTGACTGCGGCTGGGATGGTGCAGACGCTCCTTACCCTCCCGATCTCGAAAATCCAGAACGGACAGACGACTGCGCCGGCCGCAGGGGATCACTTCCGCTTCCGTCTGCGCCGCGCCGTGGACAACGTGGCGGACACCCTGACAGACTACGCCTACGTCTACTCCGTCGAACTGTACGACTACTGACAGGAAGGCAGGAGAGAAATTTGGAAACTGCTCAGAAAACCGATTTGAAGAACGGACGCCTCGCTGCCGTGGGCAAAGAGGTGCAGGCGCTTACAGAGGCAGAGGAGAGCGACATGCTGGCTATCTCCTTTCTCGGCGTCGGGGTGGCGATGGCCGCGATCCTGGCGGGACATGGGTATCACGAACTGGGCGGCTACTGTGCCAATCGATGTGGCGAGCGGGCGGCGATCCTCTCCGTACCGCAGCGCGACGGTGGGCATAACCGCTATCGGGTGGACTTTCCGGAGGTGATGCGTCTCGATGCCGAGAGAGTGGAGTAGGCAGCCGTGGCCTGCGATACTCCCGTCGGCGCATCGGTGATCGTAACGGTCGATGCGAACCGTGGGAACTGGCTGGATACGGGGCTGACGGTCAATGCGGGAGAGTGTCTGCAGATCACAGCCCTGGCGGCTGCCGTCAAGTTCGGAGTGAACGCCGATCAGTGCGCCTATCCGGAAGGGTTCTACAGCGCGGCGGGCAGTCCCTGCGCGGTCGTATCGTACGACCCGTCCGCCGTGCTGATGACGGGCGGCGGCGATCCGCCGGACGCCTATATCGCGCAGGATCAGCCGCCGTACTGTCTGCTTGCGCTGATTGCGGCGGCACAGCCGACCGGAACGCACCTGAGCGGTACGCTGAGGCCAAACCGAAATACCGTCTTTTCGGCTGCGAGGGTGGGGGCAGGCGGCAGAGCCTGGCTGATCCTCAACGATAACATTTTCGTCGATAACAGCGGCTCCTGGACGGTCACACTTCAGCGGCTTAGCACTTACGTGGATCCGCTGCTGGGAACCGGAGCGGCAGTCTCTGCGCTGGGAACGGCCTGGTCGCCTATGACCAACAGCGTGTTCAGCGCGCTTCATATCACGTTTCCCCACGGCTATCAGGTCGGTTTCGATCTTGCAGCTTCCCCCACACTCTTCTCCACGCAGTTTCGCTCCGTGCGGGTACAGGGATCCTATCGGGCCTATCTGACCGGCAGTGTGCTGCATGTTGTAAACGACGCTGGGGAACTGGCGAGCGGCACCCCGCTGGCGGGCGTGGATATTTTGAGGATAGGAACCTGACACATCATGGCAGACAGTGGGAATCAGAAAGTAAGTCACGCGGCGGAGCCTTCGAACCAGATTGCGGGTATCGGGGCGGTGGTCCCGCCCGCGCAGCCGGGCTATCCGCCGACCTATACGCCGGTCGCCGCGCCGGGTACGCTCGACAGCCTGTTCAGCGACGGCACGGATCTGCCGGCTTATCCGCTCTACCGGGGGCTGTATATCGGAGTGGCGGGCAGTATCAAGTTCAACGACCACGATGGCAGCACGGTCGGGCCGATCGCAGTGCCGCAGGGAGTGCTGCCGTTCCGTGTGCGGCGCATATGGGCTGCCGGCACAACGGTTACCAGCGTGCTTGGCCTGCGCTAGAATTCTGTCTGAACTCGGATTTAGCAGGATGAAAAGACTGCCCGGGACTGCCTGGCTGATTGTGGCCGGCGTTCAGACAGAGGAAAACGAAAGAGGATAGAAGATGGCATCTCCGTCGATGACTCAGAATAGTTATGGAAACCTGGCGAACGTGGTCGCTATCGCGGCGAGCGGAGTCTCGTCGCCTGTGACGGTGGATGCGACGACGAAGTTCGAAGTGCAGCTGCAGTTCGATATCCTGACCGGCGGCACGGCACAGGCGGCAGGCACGGCGACAGCAGCCATTTACCGCCTCTTCGGAGCGGGGCCGACATCGGACACCGTTCCCATCACGCAGCTTCAGATCGCGCTCGGAGCCGCCGCTGCGCACTATATAGCCTCTCTCGCCCTCTCGACCGGGAAATACAGTGTGAAGGTCACGAACAACGATTCCGCAAATTCCATCTCGTACAGCCTGACAAGTTCCACCGCAGACAGCATCGCTTAGGGGGCAGCATGATTCGAAACGGTTCTGCAGTGCTATGGAAGCCGGGGGTGGGGGCACTGATAGATCGCTCCCACCCGGCGGCACAAGGGCTTCAGGCTTATTGGCTCTTCCATGAAAATACCGGCAAAATACTTTACGATATTGCGGGAACGTATCACTTCGCCCTGACCGGCGGAGTGGCGCGCGTGGCGGAACCCAATGGGGCGGCTGTCAAGTTCGACGGCATCAGCGGAGCGGGCCTGGCGGCAGGGCATCCGCTCTCCGGTGCTGTGGAACTGACAGTCATTCTCCGTCTGCGTCAAAAGAACGGCTTGACGAACCCCTTTGGCCCGTATCTGGGGAGTGAGCAGGGGTTCTACAGCGGAGTAAACATCAATGACAACGCTGGGTACATAGATTTCTATATAGCGACTTTGAACCTTCCTGTCACTGTGATCGACGATGTCTGGGGCCATTATGCTTTTCAATGGAGCAATGCTGCCGGAATTCAAAGGACTTATACGAACGGTCTGCAGTCCGGTAACAGCACGGGGCATACTGTCGGTCCTCTGCCCCACTACCTCAATACTTATATCGGTAAAGCGAGTGCGGCACAAGGGAGCTACGTGCAGGATTCGCAGTTCTCGTCCATGAAAGTGTACAGCCGTTTTCTGTCGGCGGCAGAAATCGCGGCGGACTACGAAGCGCCCTATGCCATGTTCTTCCCTCCGACCGTCCGCCGATTCTACAGCGTCCCCGGTGGGGTTATCGGCAGCGGCTCTAATCAGGGCGGACTCTCGATTGGCGCAGGCAGATTAAGTATAGAGGTGTAGGGCATGGCGAACGGAATCCTGGCTTCGGTTTGGCTGGCAGGGGGAGACGACCCGGCTTCGGCTGTCGCCTTGGCTGCGCCCCAGGCAGGCGTCTGGGTCAGCCTCGACGTGGCGTGGGGGGTGGGAAGCGCCGATGCGCCCGCCGTGCTTGCCACGACGCTGACGTGTGTCGGGGCGATAATAGACACGACGTACGGTCCGGCGATTCGGGGACACGGCGTGGGCGTAAGCGGACGGCGCGGCCTCGATCTGGGCTGGACGCCGAACGGCAAAGCGGCCTATCTTACGGCACGGGATGCGGCGCTGGGGCTCTGGCGGCTGCAGTTCCCGACGGCTGGTACCTATTCGGTCGGCCTGGCAGGACTGGGAACGCTCTCCATTACGGCCGTTGGTTTGGCTCCAGTCCTCACCTCCCCGACGGTGACGGTGCTGCATCCGTCGCCGCTCGACCGGCAGCCGTCGAAGCTGCTGCTGCTGACCTTTCAGGGAACGTATCCAGCGGGCGGCCTCGATCTCGTGGCCGACCAAATCGGACTGCGGGGCATACTTTTCGCCGACCTGAACGACGATCCTGCTTATCGCTGCACCTGGAGCGGAGACAAGCTGCGGGCCTGGACGGGGAGCGGCGAAGCGGCTGGAACCGTTAGTATTTCGACCATAGGCCTGTTCTTCGGAATGGTGGGATAGAGGCCGTCTCAGCTCGGATTCGTCAGATTTAAGAATTCATCAGGGTTTTGCGGGCTGACAATCGGCAGCGCCTGGGCCTATCCGTGCGTGTGGGGGAGCGAAATATGCCTCTGGAAGAGATCGTTTTCGGCGGTTTGGCAGCGTTGGAAGCAGACGAGAAGGTTCCTGTTTCTCAGGCTCTGGATGCGACGAACTGCTATGTCGATGACAGGAGTATTCGGGGCCGCAATGGTTATCGTGCTGCGACGGCCGCTGCGGTGGGCAGCGGCGCGGCACAGGGTTTGTGGCGCTATCGGCCCAGCAGCACGTCGGCGCGAACCGTCGCTGTGCGCGGCGGCGGGGTTAATATCGTCACGGATCCTTCGGCGGAAACGAATGCCGATGGGTCGGCGGCGGCGCTGGGAAATCCCTTCGGCTCCAGCGCGAACATTGCGGCGGCGCAGCTGGGGAAATATCTCTATATCGCTTCCGATGAGGCAGGCGCGATCTGGCGCAGGGTCAATCCCTCATTCGCACTGGAGAGTATCACGACTCTGCCGCAGCCGAACCCGCCGACGGCATCGGCGGGCTCCCTGGCGCTGACGCTGCTCTCCGCGCTGCCTGCGCCGCCGACGGCAGGGGGGGCCGTTGTGGCCGCATCCGGAATTTCCGACTGGTCGCACATCAGCGGGCCGATCGGCGGAACAGCCGCCTATACGCTGAGTGCCGACCAGGACTGGAGCGCGATGACGTGGCTTTTTGTGGCCTGTTCACCGGAAGCGACCAGCGGCGGCGGCGGCACGTTCGCTGTCGAGGCGGCGACGGCGGCAGGCAGTTTCGAATTGCTGGCGGTTATCGGCGATACGCCGGGCGACGGCAGCCCCTATGCGGCCTATCTGTCGCTGCGGGGACTGACGAGTGCGACTCGTATGGCGGTGCGGCGGCTGCGGTTCCGGCAGGCCGGACCGACGGCAGATCCTTTCAGCGTCTCCGCGTTCATGCCGGTTCCGTCTGCTCCGGCGCCGGGGCAGGTGTCGTACTATGTGACCTTCTTCAACAGCACGACCGGGCAGGAGAGCATCCTCAGTACGAATACCGATGTGGTCTATAGCTCGGATGGCGTCAGTCCTCCGCCGTTCCATGCCGCCCGCTGGAACTACAACAGTTTCCTGGATCAGGGCGTGAAATCGACCAATCCGGACAGCTTCGGCAGCGCGGACCTCTGGAACAAGGGCGCGAATCTCTCCTCTCCGTCGAGTTCGGAGTTCGCTGCTGTCCGGACTTTTACGGGCGCGATTCCTGCAGGCGCGCAGTATCCGGCGGCGGATACGGTGCGGCTCTGGCGGCTGACTTCGGTGGGAATCCGATTGGTCACCTCGCAGACCTACGCAGCCGGGGTGACGGCCTACTCCCTGACCGACAACGTCGGCGATGCAGCGCTGTCCCATGCTCTCTATAAGGCGGGAGGAACGCCTCCTCCTTGTTTGGCGATGGCGGCAGTCAACGGGCGGCTCGTAGCAGGGGGCGATCCCGCCAATCCGAGCCGAGTGAGCATCTCTTCCTATCTGCCATTCGGTAAAGATACCGATCCATTCCCTCAGTTTCCAGCGATCCCACTGATCCCGGCGGACGGCTGGAGTTTCGACATCGCGCCGACATCGAGCGAGGGGGTGCTGTGGTGCGGGCGCGGCGACAATGCGGCCTATATCCTGACGAACGAGGCGGCCTATCTGCTGACGAATCTCGACGCGCCGCTGTCGGGAACGCCGCCGCTCTACAAAGTATGGGAGCGGGGCGTGATCGGGCGGCGCAGCGCCTGCTGGGCCGAAGAGGCGCTCTACTGGTGCGCGCATGACGGCATTTACAAGACGCAGGCGCGGGCCAGCGCAGAAGAGCTGACGAAGCCGATCCGCCGTCTCTTTCGCGCCTGGTTTCAGCCGGACGCGACGGTGGTGATGGGCTATCAGGACCGCAAACTCTATGCGATCCGGGGCCAGAATATGCTGCGCTTCGACTTCGTTACCGAAACGTGGACCCGGCACACGCTGGCGCATACGCTGCTGCATGGCGACGATTGGCGCGACCCGACGGGGATCTATCAGCAGATGTGGTTCCAGGAAAGCGCCGGGAACCTCTTTCGCTGGCAGCCGGGCCTGAACCCTGCGGACAGCAGCCGGGCAGTCTCGGACGCCGGAGCCGCGATTTCGTTCTGGACCTACAGCACCGGCTTCAGTCTGCGACTGCTCTTCTCCTACACGGCCGGCTATGGCGATGTCAAGACGCGGGTGCGCAGCGTCTTCTGCGACACAGCGGGCGGCAGCGTTACGGCCTCGCTCTACAAAGATGCGACGGCCTCTCCGAGCGGCAGCAAGACCTTTACAGCGGGGGAGCATCAGCTGCCGTTCGCGCCGGAACCGACAGCCTACAAGTGGCGGCTCGGTCTGACTGCTGCCAATGCAGTGTCGGTGCGGCGGGTGCTGTGGGAGCGGCCGCCGGTCAGCGGAGAGGGTGGATAATATGGACTATCTTCAGACGACAGGCGACCGTCTGCACGACCTGGAACTCGATCGTATCCTGGCGCGGCTGTCCGTATTGGAAGGCGGCGCAGCCCTGGCGGCAAAAAGCACGACGCCTGTCTCTATTACTCCCTCGTTTGTGCCGGTGGCAGGGGTGCGGTCCATTACGCCGGCGGGCGGTACGCCGCTGCAGGACGATCTGGTGCTGGCGGTCATCGGCCCTGCTGCACTGGCGCAGTCGGCTCATACGCTGACCTTGACGGTGAGCGTCAGTCCGGCCGGCACGGTGACGGAGATCGGCCCTGCGAGTGTGGTGGGAACGGCGACGCGCTTTGCACGGGAAGATCATATGCATCGCGGGGTGCATAAGATCACGGGCAGCGCCGACACCGTGGGTGACATCGTGTTTGCCGGCGCAGGCGTTTCGCAGGCCGGGAACACCTTTACGTTCTCAAGCGGAGGGGGCGGAGCTGTTTCTGCCAGTGTCCTCGTCTTCTCTCCGGGCGGGAGTGCGGTGAACTGGACGGTTCCTGCCACGCTCACGGAGTTCAACGGTCTGACGATATACCGTGCCCAGAGCGATCTCACAAACGCTGCGCAGGCGCGTCTTATCCTCGTCGCTCCGGTCGCCACGTCTGTGCCTTTCAACGCTCCGACGCTGGCAGTGCAGTACAGCACGAACGGCGGGGCAGTCTGGAACTATCTCGACGGGGCGGCAGGGCCGTCTCTCGTTTTTGCCGCAGGCGTGACGGCGAGCGGCTGGATCACGCTGACCGGCGGCGCGAAAGCGGATGTGCTGCTTCGCATCGTCGGGGCAGCGAGCAGCGGCACAGCGGCCTGCATCTTCGGCAGCCTGTACGTGCAGGCGAAATAGAAAGGAAATGCTATGCATGATTGGCCGTCCTGGGCGGTCCCCGCCCTGATGGTGTTACTGGTGCCGATCATCGCGTCGATCTGGCGGGCTGGTGAGCGCCTGGCTCTCCTCGAACAGGAGAGCAGGCAGCACCGCACGGAGATCAACGCAAACGCGGTGCGCACGGAAGTACTCGATACGAAGCTCGATGTTCAGGTGACGACACTCTACCGTGTGGAAGGCAAGCTGGATACCCTGCTGGAGGGCTTCAAGGCGCTGATCCGATTTCCCCTCGGTCCCCCCAAACCGTAATCGTACGGTCCTCTGCTCTCGAAAGGAATCTCCTCATGTTTAAAGATCCCAATATTCTCGCCCTGTTCGCCTACCTCATCGGTCATGCGGTCCAGTATTTCACCACCCGCAGTCTGCATATTCCCGCTGCAGTGGCCGCGAAAACCCCGGCGCTCGGCATCATCAACTCTCTGGAAGCCAGCATCACTCCCCTCGCGGAGGCGGCTGTCAGCGCCGCCATCGCGAAGCGACTGGGCATTGCGCCCATGCCCCCGAGCGGTTCCTGATGACCGCCGCCCATACGGTGAAGGAGACGTTCTGCATCTCCTTCACCTTTCCCGAACACGAACCCCGCGAGATGGATCCCCACTATCATGTCTTCAGCGCAGCGCGGCGGAGGCTGAAACGTCTGGGCGCGCTGAAGTGCTGGATCGATAACGCCGACTGCCGGGGCGCCATCGAACTGCATCACAGCCTCGTCGAGTTCTCACTTGCCAACATCGTGGACGTGGATCACTTCCGCGAACTGTACCCGGAATTCCATATCGAGGGCGATGCCGCTTTTCTCGACTGGATCAACAGTGAAGGTAATTTGCTGCCCATCTGCGCGATGCATCACCGCGGGGTTCTTGGTATCCACTCGATTTTATACTCGGGGTGGGTGGTGCAGAGATTCATGAAGGAGGGCGTTACCGCCCCGCAACGAAGAACCGTTTCCGCTGTCAGGAGCAAAAAATAATGCCTGTCTCTCTTGCAATCGTCAAGGAGTGTTTTGCGCATACGGCTGGACGCGTGAAGTACAAACTTGGAGCGAAACCTTCTCTCGGCTGCGACTCCTCCAAGTTCAGCCTCTCGGACTGTTCAGGCTGGGTCCGTTGGGCGCTGGACTGTGCTGGTCTTGCGCTGCCGGACGGGTCGGCAGCGCAGCATGAGTGGGCGGCGGCACACCTGCGCGAAGTCCGCTATAAAGATGCAGGAACGATGGCCGACCCCTCCCGCCTCTTCATTGCCTTCATCGCCCCCGGCAGCGGCATCGGCCACGTCTGGCTAGTAAACGCCGGGGCTTCACTGGAATGCAGAGGCCACACAGGAGTGAGCAGTCGTCCCTGGGACAATCCCACCTTGCTGCACGCGGTCTCCGCCTGCTGCGAACTTCCAGTTATACCTTAATCAGCACTTTGCGCAGTATTACGGAAGTGGGGAGCAGATCGGCCGATCTGCTCCCCACAGGATTTATTATAAATGCAAGGTTACTGTCC